TATACCACGGTAGTAGCACCTTCATAGGGGTGACGGTCGTTAAGATTCTCGACCTCATAGATTGACCAGGTAGTAGTCAAACCTAATTCTTCACGCACGGTATCAAAGTGGTCAAATTTAGTGTCGAATTCTGTATCTGTCATTTTGAAATCCTTTAGTTAACTGTCTAAGATTATATTATATACCCAAAACCATTTATTGTCAAATTTTTAGCCACGAATTTCAAATGCAAATTCAGTGCCTTGTCTAGTAACATAAATCTTTCGGCCATAGACGGTGATGTAACCCCATTCACCGTCTTGGTAAATGTTATGCGGGCACTTTTCAATAGTGACATTGCGAACTATTTCACAAAAACCATTGCGCCATGTGGGCAATTTTTGCTTGAAATACTTGTCGTTATCACGTTGAATAATAAAGATTTTTGATTTTATCTTAACCATTTTTTAGTCCTTTAATCAATCTATACATGTATTATATGCCCAAACCGATTTATTGTCAAATTATGGATTTATTTTTGTGTTTGGGTTGGCGCTTAAACTGTAGCTTAGAAACAACAGTTTTTGGTTTGAAAGGGGTGTTGCATGAAAACAACACATAATGGGCCCGAGTTTTCGGGGCTTTAATAGTGAGTGTGAGTGTTTGTTTTTTCATAATACAAGTATTTTATCATAACCTGTATTTATTGTCAAATTTTACACTAAATTCTATCTACCAGTAGTATAAGTATTTCCTTTTGGTCCGCTAGAAACAAAAGTTCTACCGTATAGATCACCCTGATATTCATTGTTTTTTTCAGAATACTTTAGTACTAATTTAATACTACGGTCTAAACTAACACTAAGCGTTTTTTGAGGAACAAAATTAAGAACCTCGGCTGTGACAACTTTGCCGTTATCCACACAGGTTACTATTGCTGTTTCATCATACCGTATCATCTTCTACTCCAACTAGAATAGACTCTCCAAGTTCAAATACAACACTTAAGTGCGTAATAGATTTGGTAGTAAAACTCCGCCACTCTTTAATATCAGTATCAAAAACCCGCATAGTTGTTTCTGAAACTTTACGGGGTTTTGCATCTTCTTTAACTTCTACCTTAGGTACAATATCAGGATTAAGTGTACATTTCATTACACGTTCAGTACCATCCTTTTTAGTAAAGGTAACAGTAACCGTTTCAGTTTGCAAAACACCTCTCAACCATTTATCAAGTTTGTTCCAATCTTTATCGGTCCATGTACTTGTAGTTTCACTTGTGATATTTGTCATAATTATAATACTCCTAGTATAGATTTTGCACGACTAACTAATTCTAGATCGATATCATCAAACACATATCCTTGTTCGATCAAATATAATGTATAATACTTATTAAAGAACAAACCAAAAACTAATGCGGTTAGCATCCACAGTGGTAATGTGAACATATGAAATATTACACATAGCAATGACATCAATAGTTGACCGCGGTACAATGGAACAATCCAACCTAAACTAAATATACCTAAGAAAAAATAGGTGTAGCTGAATCCAATATATCCTTGTGTTATTATCCCAGTCTTGGGATTAATCATTCGTATTGCTGTTGCCACTTTTATGCTTTCCTATTGCTATCTTTAATATTAATACCAATTAATATACCTATAATTACACCCAGTACTAGAAAAATTATTTCCATTATTTTGCTTTCATCGGGGTAAAATAGTTTTTAATTTTAACTTGATCGGTCCACTGCTTTACATCATTCCGCTGATCACACAAATCTAAAGCTTCTTGCTTGGTCATAACACGATGATTAATGATAATATCAGTTGGTTTCAAATGTTCTTGACTAAATTCTTGTGCCTCTTCCATAACTACAGTATCAAAGGCCCATTCAGTTTTACCTTTGGGTACTTCAACCATGTAACTAGATTTGAATTGACTTAATGTTTCTACAAGAACCCATTCAGTTTCTTCTTCTTTTTTCTTGATACTCCATGAGCCATCTTTGTTGTCTGTCCAATCAAGGGTATCACCAATTTGCCAACCTTCTTCTTCTAATTCTTTCCAAACATGATCGGACAATTTGAAAAACAAATCACCATTCTCATCTTCTTGGATAAGTACTGTTTCTTTAATACTCATTTTATTTCCTTAAGTTAACATACGAATTAAACCAACTGTATCAATAGTGACTAACAGTAAGTAGTTAGCCAACATACCAAACGATTTCCTAGTATAACTAGCCCACACATACATACCGCAACCAGTGATCCAAACGGGATACAAAACAAGTAGGGGCGGATTGGGGACAGTAATCGCCATGGTAAGAGAGCAGCCAACGCTGATAGCCCAAGCAAGCAACTCGACACCAAAGCGAAGAGGGTTAGATTTCCAATCATCTTTAATCCAAACAAAAATATTAAAAACTATATCATTCATTTTTTGAATTGTGATTATCCACAAATATTTGTAAAATGTGTTGAATCATTTGATTAAGTGTGATATCACGCTTGTGTGCCTCTTTTGCAATTTGCAAAAGTGTAGCATCATCTAAATCTAATTCTACTAAGATTCGAGGATCAGGCACTACACCATCAAATATACAATTGGCTTTTTCTAAAAAATCATCAGCTATGTCTAGATCAATATATCTAACATCATCCCATGCAATTTTAGGATCTAATCCCCTACTTTCAAATTCTGCAATATATGAATCTTTATAAGTTTGATTAATCCAGCGATATGGTCTATGATCAGAATTATAACGAAAATCTACTGAGGCTTCGTATACTTCTTGTGTTTTTGTATTAAAGACAACGCTGGCGGTTGCATATTCACTAGCATAGTCTAATATTCTTGCATCAGGAAATGAATCCCATTGATAGTCACTACCTTCTGTTACGGTGTGACCTAGTGCTTCGTTTATCTGTTTTAAATGCATTTGGATGGTTCCTTACTATTGGTTCAAAATATTGACTATATATCAATTCCATTGTTTTGTACAACATTTTGGCATCGTCTTCTGTCATACCTGCTGTCCACGATGGATCAGTAATTTCTTTTCGAATAAGGTAATCATTTCTATGCCAGACACATAGACTATGAATTACTTCTTCCCGGTTTTTCATCTACGCTCACCGCGCAACTTTTGACATTCGGTTACAACAAAAGATGGATAATTAGTTTGAGATAGAAGTACTGGTTCACAACTAAATGTCACGGTCACGCTATCCTCTTCATAATCAGATGCAGAGAAAAATGACCATGCAGACAGTAATAACATTATTACTGATCCTGTTATTAGTACCGGCTTTAATAAGTGTATTATTAAATTCATACTTGTTCTATGTTGTAAAAATATATGTTTACACCAGCAATAACAAAGTTAATTATAGCCGCAGTATAATCATGATGGGCTAATTCAAATAACCCAGCTTGTACACAAACACCTGCAATAAAGCAACTAAGCCCATTATGATGTTTACGTAACCATTCTAAAATATTTTGCATCAGATCCTCTTGTTATAAAAGAAATTTATTATATAGTATTATAGCAAATATAACTATACTCATGCAAGTAGTTTCGGTAAACAAATACAATTTTTCCATCAGTTAATCCTAAAGTATTTTTTATTTGAATGTATTCAATGCAGGATTGAATTCTTTAATCAATTGTGTTTCACGACTATGTGCGGGTTTTTTACCTCGAACAATTTCTAATAATCCGTATGTAAATGATTCGGTACCATGAGTACGAATACTTTCACACAGACCCCAAGATTTGGTTTCTGTTTTTGCTCGTTGAATGTGCTTACGAATCCTTACATATAAGGCTTGTTTAGCTCCGCAACTAATTGCAGTCAATCCTAAATATTGTTCACCGGTAACAATATTTGTAATCACATACAATGCATGATTGCGATCTGTTCTTCGTTTGCGTTTTTGTGTCATCATGTATGTATTATACATCCAAAATGAATTATTGTCAAGCTGAAAAATGAGTACTTTCTTCTACATTAAAATGAGTACTTTCTGTGTACTCTAAAGATTCTGAAACTAATGTTCCGTTATAAATTGAAAGGTACAATTCAGCACAAGCTTTTACAGAGAAAACCATTGTTTTTCCTGTTTGTGTAATCAAAATGTAACGCATCATTGCTCCTTTTTCCTACTATAAGTGATTATAGCATAGAGACTATTTAATGTCAACCTATTTAGCTTGTTTTAGTGCTTGCATGAGGAACTTTTCTTGTTTAGATATTGCATCTAATTCCCATGGTAATTTGGCATATTCTTCTGCTGTTAACTGTTCTAGGGGTTTGTTATTATAGGGGATTCCATGCCAATAGCATGTACCATTGTGTGCTATACGTAGTATACCAGTGTGTTTTTGATGAACATGTATCAATTCATGGGTAAGTATGACAGGTAACATATCGAAAGGAAGATCATAATCTAACCCAATCCGATTAATATGATATCTATCTATTCCTCCATATACACCTGTATCTAATTTGTATAAACAAATTTCTAGCGAATCAGGTAATGAAATAATATTTGTTAATAGATTAGTAATCGATGTTATAACAAACTCATGCTTATAACTATGCTGATTATTCTCGTAAAAATATTGAATATCCACACAATTATTTTAGTTCGGTTCTTCCTTGTGTTTTAGATATTCGTAATTAACTGTATCTAAATTTTCACGGAATACAATTGCACCATTCTTTAGATGAAATCTACGTGCGATTTCGCTTTTTGGACTCAATGTGACAAATCTTGTAATACTAGGGTGTTGCTTTTGAATTTCTTTTACAGCTTGAATTAGTAATTCTTTACCTTTACCTGCTTTATAGCTCCAAATTGTGTAGAATACTGCTGTAGTAGGTACTTGAGTTGTAGTGCTTAAATCATTCACGTTTTGTGGTACAAAATCGTGAAAGCTAACACAAACCATTGCAGTTGGTTCTTGTTTTTCTTCATCAATAAGTGCCGCTACCATTCTTCCGTCACTTACTCTAAAATCTTTTGAGATTTCAGGTCGAACCGGATCATCTTTGATAAAATCAAGTAAACTATTTGACAGGTCTCGTATAAATGTTAGCATATAATTCTATTTATCAGTTGTGTATAAAATGCGTATATTATGTGTTATAAATTGTATCTAATGCTTTTTTAATAAAAAGTTCACGTTCTTTTTTTGTTTTAGCTCCAAGCATTGTGATATTATAATCTTGATTTTTATGATGGACCAATATGGTGATACAAAACCCTGCGGCTCTTGTAAATCCTGTTTTTATTGCAACTATTCCCTCATAACCAAAATATGTACTAGTTGGGTTACCTCGCACATACCCAATCTTTTTTCCCTTTTTAGTTTTATTAACAGTTGAAGTAACTACATTACTTGATTGAGCCGCATGTTGAACAATCGGAAAGGCACTTACCGCGCTAGTCAATAATACAATATCGGTAACAGTACTATAGTTCATTGGACTTAGTCCAGTTGGCTCAGTAAATCGAGTATTACGCATACCAAGTTCAATAGCATGAGCATTCATTACTTGAACAAAATTAGTTTTGCCGCCTGGAAAATGTTCGCTTAATGTTTGTGCTGCCAAGTTATCACTAGATATCAATGACAAATTAATCAAATCTAATCTGGTTAGTATCATACCTTTGCGAATACGAGTATGATTAGTTACTTGTTTATTTTCTACTAGTAGTGGCTCGGATAAATCTTGCTTTCCAACAAGTACGGTGTAAACTGTCATAAGCTTACTGAGGCTAGCGATACTGACTTGACTTGAATCTAGTGATCCTGAAAGTATTGTGTTGTTTGTAATATTATACACGACTGAATTACTGGCAAAAGCAAAAAACGGAAACAATAAAGATATTAAAAGTTTTATCATAATTTATTTAACTAGTATAGCATATAATTCTAGAATTGTTACTAGTTTAGGTTAAAACAGGGAAAATATTTCCCCTGTTAAAACTTTAGTTGCACTAATAATATTAATTAAAGAACGGCTGTCGTTGGAGACATGATTGTTTGCGAACGGTTCGTCTAAAGTTTATATTGTATTTATCTCAATGTCAAAAACCCAAAAGGTAGCAATATTGCTACCTTTTTGTTTGGTGGAGGCAACAGGACTCGAACCTGCCACCTGATGCTTGCAAAGCACCTGCTCTACCAGATGAGCTATACCCCCCATTTTACTTAACTCGTTTTAAATAATCTCGACCAATTAAACCTTGTTCAATTTCCATCAATGCTGTAACAGAATGTTTGTTGTTTGTCTTTACTTTGGGTTTATGACCTTTAGCTAAT